ATTTCCATCTTTTTCTAGCCTGACGTAGTCTAGAATTAGGATCTTTTGCTGCTTTAGGAAATTTCTTCATTTGACCTGCACTTCTTGCGCAGTATGATTTTCGCCTTTTAGCGGCAGCGGACCCTTTTTTAACTTTACCAGTCACAGCTGTTTTTAATTTAGAACCGGGATTTTTTCTTCTATAGGCAGCGACACCGGCTCGTGTCATACCTGCTCCAGACTTTGTAGGTCTAAAGTTCTTTTTGTTTCTTGCAGGCATATTATCCTGTTTTCTCATATTACTTCTTCTTTGCAGTCTTTGCAGATCTTTTCAAAGCTTTGTCTGTAACAGTGCCTTTACCTGGTCTGCTTTTGCCGGATTTTTTGGCTTTGTTCATATAGTAATACAAACCTTTTTTAACCGTACGTCCGTCTTTTGTTTTATGATATCCTTTTTTCATTATCTACAAACCCTCATCCCTTTCTTGTAACCCATTCGTTTTGCAACTTGTGGTGCTACTTTTTTTAGTTTTCTTATTCCCTTACCTTTTTTACCAGCAGGTATTTTCTTTTTAGTCATTACACTTACATCTCTTTCCAAATAGTTTTTCAACTATTTTATCTAACCACTTTTTAAACATAATAAACTACTTATTTATTTTGCCAGATTTTTTAGCTTTGCTTCCAAATCTTCCATAAGAATCATCTCTTGAAGCTTTTAATTGTTTTTTAGTTCTTTTCTTTTTGATTCTCATTGCAATAGATTCATCTTTTCTATCTTTGTAACCCTGTTTTTTCTTTTTAACAGAACCACCTTTTTTGTACATAGCTCCACCTTTCATACCCATATCATCTTTGTAATATCCTGAAGCCATATCTTTTCTAGCACTAGACATTCCGCCACCTGCTTTTTTTACTCTAGCGCCACCTCTTGGTTGAGCAACTTGAGTGTTATATCTTGGATTTGCCATTATTTTTTTCCTCCGTTTTTAAATATTTGTGTACCCTTAATTCCAAAAATACTTCCGACGACAAGGATCCACAATGTCGAAAACCACGTCGGTAGTGCCGCGAAATGTTCGAAGAAAGTTTTTACTTTCTCCAAAGCGCCCGGATCGTCCGAGAAGACCCCCCAAGCGAGCACCACTATGGGCGCCGAGAGAATTACGAGAACGAATTCGTCCTTGTAGTCATTCTGACGTGCCTCTAACAACTTACCCTGGTAAGCTTCCTCACCTCGAGCTTGTCGTTCAGCGTGCAGTAATTGAGCATCAGACATCGCGACTTTTGCCTTCTGCTTGTTAGCATAAATTTTACTACCAGCAGAAACGGCTAATTTAATTGCCGATAACCACATTGTTTAGTACCATTTAGCTTGAACAGGTTTTTTATCCGCTCTCATAGCTTTTGTTCCTCTAACAGTTACTGTTTGAGTTTCAAAAGGATCTGTAGCTTGGATTGTAACACCACCTGTTTTGTATCCATCTTTACCAACACCTAATTCAGGTACGGCTTTAGGGTCTTTTGCTTTTTTAATCATAATTTTCTCCTTAAAATGATTTATATCTAGTTTTTTTTGAAATTTCTACCGAAATCGTGACGCTTACTCGCGTCTGCCATTTGTTGTTTAGCTAATGACACGCCTGCTCTTAAATTTGCTAGTTCTTCGTTCTGTTCTAGCTTTTCATCGTGCTGTTGATCGTTCATCATCGCTTTCATCTTATCAAGATTGATTCTTTCTTGACCTTCTTCTTCTTTTCTTGCGTTTTCCATCGCTTTTAGGTCAACTTCTCTTGATTTAATTTTTAATAATGGGTCTCCAGCGAACTCACCAGTGATTTTTTCTTCTTCTTTAGCGTAATCTTCTTGCATTTCAGCTACTAACTGCGCTTTTCTAGCTTCAATAGCGTTTGTTATCTGTTGAACTCGTTGTTGTTGCTGCATCATCTGTGGATTTTGCATCATACCTTGTGCCATCGCAGGATTTTGTGCTCCCATTTGTTGCATTTGTGCTTGGATCATTTGTAATTCTTGTAATTCTTCTACAAATTCTATTTGAACTTGTTCTTGTGCCATTAAACTTATGTGTTCAAGTATATTTTTTTGCATTGCAGCCATAACTATAGGATTATTTTGTACCATATTTAATCTCATAAAGTTTAAGTGTGCATCAATGTGAGCTTTGTGGTCTTGACCAGGGAAAGCTTGAAATGGTTTTTGTGACATTGCTAAAATATGTTCTAATGCAGGGTCCATCGGCATTGGTTGTGCCGGTGGAGGTAAGATTGCATTAACATTTTTCACACCCAGCGCATCGTACATAGATCTGTACGCTTGGTACATATTATGCATTTGAGGATTTGATTGCGCTAGTTGTAATTGACTTTGTGCAATAGATATTCTTTGCGTCTGTGAGAAGATGTTTGGATCTGCTACAGGTAATATATCTATTCTGTCATCAAAATCTTGTACTTTAATTTCTCGTCTTGCACCAGGAACATCGTAAGGATAAACCGGTGGTAAGTATGTTTTAAATACTTCTGCTAATAATTTAAATTCTTGTTTTAAACCTACGTATAATCTTTTGTGGATCGCAGACATAACTCTAGAGCCACGTTCTAATAGTGCAACTGTAGTTCCAACTGCAGCTTGTTGATTCATATCACCAACTTGCATATCAGATATTGCTGCAAATCTTTGACCTGCAGAAACTACAACACCCATTAATTGTAATAGTGTTGCATCAGGTCCTTTGAAAGGTAAAGTCATAAACTGATCTTTAATATTTCCACCAGGTGCATCTACATCTCTAAACTCACCAGGTTGTAATGGTTGTGCATCATCTCTAACTCTAATACCACGTGACTTAAATCCTGCTGGTAAGTTTGCTAAAGTTCCTGCGTCCAACAATTGTCTTAACGCTGCTGTTGCAGTTCTAGTTAAACCACCAATCATATGAATTAAACCAAAACCATAAAATCCTGTGCCAGGTAAAAATTTAAATTGTACAAAGTAATTTATTTTATTTTTTCTAGGGTCTTCTGCTTTGTAATTTCTTCTTATTGATAAAACTTTACTGTTAGCTTGTGCAACAGTAATAACATATGGAAGTTTAATTCCAGTAGGCTCACCATCTTCTCCAACATCTTCGTAACCTTCTAAATCTAAATTAGTATGTATTTCATACAAAGTGTATTGATCTTCTTGGCCATCTTTTTGAATTCCTTCAAGCTCTAATTTTTTATCTTCTAATTGATTTTCTGTAACAGGTGGTTCACCTAATTCTATGTCTCTATAAAAACCATTAACTTGTTGTTTTCTTAATTCGTTTTCTGAAATTTTAATTACGTGAATAATTGCTTCTGCATCTTCTAAAGAGTTTGCAGAGTAAGGTACAATCAAATCATCGGCTGGTACAAATTTTGATACCGCCCTACCTAAAAGATCGTCGTAGTAGACTTTCTTAAAGGTAGATCCGGAAAGAGGGAGGTAAAAAAGCATTTGATCAAACTCTGGCTCATATTCTTTCATCTGATCCATAATCTGATAGTTCATAAAATCTTTTACCCGTTTTGCTTGTTCTTCTTTTGGAATATTTACATCACCCAAAATTTGAGTTCGTACTGGTCCATCAGAAGGAAGCAATTCTTTGTAAGCTTGCGCTTGAAACTGTGTAACTGATTCAGCAAGTACAGGGTGATTAACACCTGATGCACCTCTGAATGGTTCTGTTCTTCTTTCGTATTTAAAACCTAAAAGTTCTAAACCATTTCTGTAAGTGTCTTCCCAATCACTACGAGATTCTTTGTACTCGTTGTATTGTTCGATCATTTTATTGCCTAGTGGATCTAAAACATTATCTTCTAAAGTTTCTGCAAGGTTTGCAAAATGATCTTGAGAAGGATCTATGTTTACATTAGTTGGATCAAAAGAAACTTCTGCTCCACCCATCTCGTCCATCTCTACTTCAACAGGTCCTGTTGGAGTATCAATAACTTCTGCTGCTTTTTTGTTTTCAATCTCAACAATCTCTTCTTGAGTATTGTCTTCGTTTACATTTGGTAATGGTTTATCTATAGTGGCCATTTGGCTATTCTACCTTCTTTTAAATAATGATTCAACACCTGACTCGCTAATATCAGGTATTTTAATTACTGTCAAACTTACATCCCCGTCGATAGAACCACCATCAGCTTGTTTAGTTCTGTTCATATCCTTAATTATTCTTAAAACTTCATCTGGTCCTTTACCTTTTCTCATCATTGTAAAAGCTTCATCTA